TTTCTTTACGTACGACACGCTGTACTTATCTTCCATCTGCCGCTTAAAGTCCGTGTACCCAAAGCTCATACTGGAGCAGTACTGCTTGAGCAGTTTCTCTTCGATGTAGAAGTCAATGTGCCCAATAGTGACGCCGTGCTCGACACGCCCAAAGATTTCACTGCGGGTAATGCTCTGGTCAATGACGCCATCTTCACCCAGCGAAGTAGCAACGGCGCTCTCCAACGCCTTGACCACAACGAACTTACCGTAGAACTCTCTGGTGTATGAGTTGAGAATATCTTCAGCCGTTCGGATACTGTCTTGAACGCTACCTCTGGCGGTTATCACTATGCCCTTCAGAACCGACAAGATACCCTCAATGGGGTAGTCAACGATGTTGGCGTAGCTTGACCCAGCCACAATCGCACCAGCTACCAAGCACGTGCACCCCGCCAGCCAGTAGCGCTCATCATCGGTAAAGCCAAACTCTTTCTTCAAGCGTGTACGGGTCTTGGCTACGATGTCGGCAACCTGATCTTTGTTGTTCACAAGATACTGTGCGTATCTGTCACCTGCCACACCGTAGTTCGACTTCAGTAGGGAGAGGATTTCCGTGTCGCCCTCTTGCCATTGAATGACTTTACTCATCGTAAGCTCAAGCACCCGCCTAACTTCACCGTCTGAGGAGTGCTTTCGTGCCCCTGTGAGGTAGTCAACCACGTGGGTGTTGGAAGACAGTAACGCCATTGAGCACCAGTACGTTGTGTTCTCGCGCTCTTTGTTGGCGCCTGCCTCCATTCGGTCTTTGCCCAGACCCTCAGACACATCGAAAATAAACCCAGGCACCCACTCAAAGTCTTTGCGGTTCTTGCTGGTGATCTCGTCAGAAATGAGCGGCAGGCTGTGAAGAAGTCCAAGGCGCTGTTGCATTGCAACGTCAGAGGTTGACTTGTTGACCCTAAACTTTGTTGGGTGCCCCCATACGCTTGCCGCCAGTTCCAAGGTTAGGGTTTTCCCTGTACCCGACTCGCTTGAACCAAGGTGCCAGCTAAAGCCTTCATAGCCAGTAAAGCGCATGAGCGGTGTGCCGAAACCTACCAACGACATGGCAAGAATCTCGTGCATCTTTCTTGCCGCCAACAGCTTAATGATATTGCGCCAGTTGTCGAGATTGCCTTGAGGTTTAGTTGCTTTGTTGATGTTGACCAGCCCCCGCATCGGCACGTGCCTCGGACTCATATTGGCTGAGTACACATGCTCGTTGAATACAAAGCTGTCATCGGGTTGCCAGCCATAGTTAGTAGGCACTTGGATCGGTAGCTGATTGGCTGAGGCGTGTTCAACGGCGGCACGCACATACTCGTAAAGGTTCTTGTCGTTGCCCGACCCAAACATCGCCATGATGTTCTGCTGAGCTAGGGTCTTAATTGTGTCGTCTTTGGATGCAATAGATCTCTGAGCGAGAGTTACTTCTTGGGGGCCAGTCGGGCGCATCGCCAGCATATAAATAATGTGATCGCCTTCTTGGCAGAGAATGTGTACAACGAACAGGTCATACGGTAGCAGGGGCACTTGTTTCACCGTGCTGTTGCCTTGGCTGTCGGTTTCTGACTTCTCCATATACACACCGCCGTTGGCGCCGTATGCGTAGCCTTTGGGGGGCACTGGGCGTTTAATGGTGGGTGATGGTGGGGGTGCGGTCACGGTTGGCTGGGGTGCTGGTGTTAGGCTTATTTCTTTCTCGGTTGTGTCGAGCTTTGTCTCCCTGCCCAAAGCTAACGGGTTGGTTACCTTGCCATAGTGGGGGCAGTTGTTGCAAATGCCGGGGTTCAGACTATCAATACTGACGCATGAATAGGGGCCTTTTATCTCGTTGAGCTTTGTCTGCATGCGCTCTGCATCGTATGGATGCAACCCACTTAGCCACGCAGAAGCTTTCTCGCCGTCAGAACAGGGCTTAGCCAGCGACAACATGGCACGCCACAGAGGCTCCATACCATCGTCAGCGGCGTTCTCCATATAGTGAGCAAGTTGCCCACAACCTGTGCCGTCTTTGGTGCGCTTAACTATGTTCTTAAATATGGTGACGCTGTTCGACATCAGCGTGAGGTTTGGCTGGCCTTTGGACGTTGGGCGTGCGCCGGGTAGGCTGATGACTTGGGCAGTCGGTAGGGATGCCTTCAGCTTGCTGGTAATGAACGCTTCAATAGCAGAGAACTCAAACGCCCCTGTGCCTTCGCCAAGAATCTTGACTGGCTTAGGCGGGTTGAACTTGTGATTTACTGTGCCTGGTATGCGTAAAACACGTGCGGCGTCAGCCGTACAGTTCCAGTCAATCTCAAGCCCCTCTTGTTTGCACAAGCGTTTGAAGCTCTCGGCTAAGGGTTTCCACTTAGATACTTCAACTTCTTCAGTAAAGGGCCAGTAAATGTGATACCCCCCGCCTGAAGAAACCACAATGGGTTGCCCAAGGTCACGCATGCCCGTCTTAGCCATAAAGGCTTCAAAGGCATCAGCCGCTTCTTTACGAGACTTATAGGTCTTTTTATCGCCAAGATCTAGGTCAATGAACAACGCCTTAAGAAGATTGGCGTTTTCTGCAACTCGTGACCCAGCCTCTTTGAAAGAAGCTAAAGCAAAGTAAACATCTTTTGTTTCTGCCCATGAGTCGGCGATGCCAATAAGCTCAGCAATGCTATCTACATAGACATGTTCTTTTTTCTTGGTGGTGAACTCAGCCGCACAGAAAAAACCTGAAGACGGGAGTACCGCCGCTAGAAAATCAAGCGGTTGCATACCAACTCCCAGTTGTTATTGTGCGGGTACTGCTAGCTTGTCAAGCGCTTTCTCGTAGCGTTTAAGCAGTTCTTCTTGATAAGTTTTAGGCAACTCATCAGTTATAAGAATCTGCAAACACGTTTTGAAGAACTCCTCGTCGGTCAATTGCGTAGGTTGAATTGCGTACATATTTCTCTCCATGCGTCTTCGGTTTGGCTCACCTTCTTTAGTGTGTCGATGATCGTCGTGACGCGATCTTTGTACGCTGAGGTTACTTCTGTTGAGCCAGTGAACCAGTTATAAACGGTTTGTCGGGTAGCCCCTGTTGCCATAGCAATGCGCTTAACAGATATATCTCTGTACATGGCCCACTTGGCAAGTTCAGTACCAAGTGTCTTGGGGGCGTTATTGATGGTGTTTCTAGTTTTGTCTGAGTAGGGCATAGGATTGAAGGGGTGCACCTTGCGGTGCCCCCTCGGCTGATTAGTCGTCGGTATCCCAGTCTGCCACAACTGAAGCTAAGTCGCTTTTCTTTGTGGGTGCTGGTGTGGATTCTTCCTTGCGAAGCTCAGGCTCATCAACTTCTTCAACCTCTTCCTTTGCCTTCGCAGGTTTCTTAGCCTTTGCCGCTGGGGGTTTACCCTCAAGCATAGGAGCCACAACCTTATCAACTTGAGCCACGGTCATAGTGACAGCACGCTTGGCGTCCTCTGACTGGCCCTTCTCAACCGCCGTACCGTGCTCATCATCAGTTAACCAACGCACGGGCTTGAAGAACAACTTCGGTGACTCTTTCTGTGTATCGAACTTCATACGAGTCACAACCATCTCTGGGCTGATGGACTGAGACGCCAACAACCTAGCGTAAGACTGCAAGGGGTGATTATCACCCTCAGCTTTACCAAAGATTGAAGTCGCTGGTAGCTGAAGCTGAAGCACATCACCGTTAATATCATTGGCAAGAACAACCGCCAGACGCTGATTAAAGCGGCATGCACGAGACTCGCCTTGACCCGAACCCTTGATGTTCTGAGGGCAGGTTGCACAGGTCGGTGACTGTGGCGAAGCCGCTGAACTGTCAGGCTTGTCACCATCTGCTGACCAGCAGTCGGGGGGTGCAGGATTCTCAGGATCCCAAGCACCAGCGTAAAACGTGCGGCTGATCTTCTCAGCGGCTTGCACAACCACTACATCGAGGTAGCGCTCATCAATAGCGGCAATCTGCTTGCCGTCATGAATCAAGCGGAACACACCGCCTTTAATTGAAATGCGCTTACCGCCACCACCGCCACCACCCCCAGCGAGGGCTTTGGCTACAGCAGACAGTTCACGGTTCTTAGCAAACGCAGGCAGGTTGCCTGATTCAAACAAGGTCATTTCTGACATGGACTTCTCCTTTACCTAGAAGTTGGTTTGCGTACAGTGATAGCGTACTCACTGTCCGAGTTCAGCCCCGGCGGTACAACTCCGGGGTTTTCTTCAAGAAACTGCTTCATGTTTGTCTGAGCAATACGTTTCTCAAATAGGTCGAGCACTTGATGCTCCAGCACAAAAGACTTGAACGAATCCCAATCGTGCGTGGAATAGCGTGTCTTTTGCGACAAGATAATCGTGCCCTCATCAGTACGCACAGTCTTAACACCTGTGACCAGCATGTGGTCTTTGATGGCGTTACTGATCTCTTGCTGTTGAGCCTTGAGTCCTTCGACTTGCGTCTCGTACTCTGTGGTCAACTCCTGTATGCGAGTGCGTATCTTGCGATACACCTTCGCCAGCTTATCCAGTGGAACGGTTTCTGACATAAGACTCTCCTTTGTTTTTTCGTAGTGTGTCTAAAATTTTACTTCGTGTCAAGCACTTCTTCGTACAGCTTTACTAAAAGGTTGTTGTCTTCCACTCTCTCGGCTAGGCGCTTGAACATCTTGCGTTCAATGTCACTGCCTTGAATGTGAATGACCGTCACCTTATCGCTTGTCTGCCCTTTCCTGTCGGAACGAGCGCAACATTGAATATATGTTTCTGTAGACATCACAGGCCCCCAGAACACAACCGTGTCAGCCGCAGTAAGCGTTACGCCATGAGCGGCGGCTTGTGGTTGAATCACAAGCACACGTGGGTCAGGTTCTTCTTGAAACTGCTTAAAGATTTTGGTGCGCTTACTGGGTGATACGTCACCATGAATCAATGCGTTTGATACTTGGTGCTTGTCAAGGTACGTTGCAATAGTGTCAATGCTGTGCCGATAAGGTGCAAACACCAGCACCTTACGGTTTGTCTCTTCAAGCACCTCCATCAGTACCGCTAGTCTTGGTGCGCAATCGAACTCAACGACTTCAGCATTGTCTGTATAGGCAGCACCAGCACTAATTTGAAGGAGCTTGTTAACTTCGGCGGCGGCGTTGATCGCCGTAATAGTTTCACCCGCCGCCTTGACGAGCATCTGCTCCTTAAGTATGGCGTAATACTTTTTCTGCTGTGGGGTAAGGGGGACATCTCTAGTCTCCGTAATAACTGGTGGTAAGTCGAGGCACTGTGCCTTTGTAAAACGTATTGCTGGCTGTAGTGCGGCGTGTACTTTATCTTGTGCGTCTGCCTTTGGCGCCCATTTAAACATTGTGATCTTGTTCATCGTCTTGTCTCTCCAAGCTGTTGCAAACTTGGGTACACCCAAAGGGTTGACGAGTCGTGCTAAACCGTAGGCATCAAGTGGTGACTGTGACGCTGGCGTACCAGTCATCATCCAAAGGTACGTGTCGGGCTTTAGTATGTGGTTGAGTGACTTCCAGCGTTTCGTTGATACGTTTTTGTATGCGTTGGCTTCGTCGGCAATAACTAAATCAAAGCGTCCGTCATTGACAATTTCATCGGCAATAAGATTCAAGCCATCGTAGTTGGTAATAACAAACTCGTAGTTGCCCTGAACCATTTCAATGCGGCGTGTGGCCTGTTGATGGTGCGCAACGATAGCGCTTCGGTGAATGATGCTGTTGCCAATATCGCCCATCCAAGCTGAGTGCATGATCGACACGGGGCATAGAATCAAGCAACGTCGAACCTGTCGTGTGCGCATGAGGTAATCAGCCGCCCATAGTGCTGACAGCGTTTTGCCTGTACCAGGTTCAGAAAACACAAACGCTCGGCGGTTGAAAGTCAGAAACGCCGCTGTGTCGATCTGGTGCGCCATAGGTTTAAACCGTCCGGGCCAGTCGTACCGTGCGGTTATAGGTGACGGTACATTCTTTACTCCTAAGTTCTTGAGCACACGTGCCTCGTCAAGACCCCAACGAACAGCCACCTCATACACGCCTTCATTCTCGCCAACGATTGCAAACTTAGGAATGATGCTGTACTTGTGTGGGTTGCGTGTGCGCAGAAGCAGAGCTTTGTTCTCTATTATCTGCATGATTCTCCTCGTAGTTTTAGCACTTCAAAATAACCGTCTTTCTCAATCATCATGTGATACTCAAGCTTGCCGCTTTTCTTAAGCGCATCAGCCATACAACGTAGTTCTTGTGGTAAAGAATCAAGCCGCACCCAAGAGTGCTGGTAGCGTAAGTACCAGACATCTGCTAAAGCTGACGGCTCGATTAGATTCACTTACCGTTATCGCCTTGGTTGGCTGACTTGCTACGAATACGTAGGTTGCCACGCACCGACTTACCGCCCTTGCGTATCGGCTTGATGTGGTCAATGTCTTTGCCTTCACGTTTGTCGGCTTTGCCGTTTTTGTTTTTGTCTACGCCGGTTTTATCAAGCATGCGTCGAGCACGTTGCCGCTCGTGCTGTGCGCTACTCGGGCCAGACTTTCCTGTTTCTAAATCTCGTTGGTATTCTTTTTTGTAATCACGTGCCATGACTTGCTCCTAGTGTTTTGGGTGAAGTTCACATGTGCGTACTGGGCACCAGTTGCACAATGCGCTTTGCGTAGGGTTCCAGACGTTGTGTTCAAAAGAGGAAGAAAGCTTTGACACCCGTTGACGATATTGCCACCACGCAGGTTCAATATCTTCCACCCCCATTTGATACTTGACAATAGAATTTTTTACTACGAAAAGAAGCGCCGACTTAACTTGGCGTAGGTGCGGGAAGTGGGCAAAGGTCATGAGCGACATGAGCACAAGCTGATCGGTGTCTGGGTATTTGTTATTGCCGGTCTTGTAATCAACGATCCAGCCCGTAAGGTTGTCGTCGTCTACTATCAACAGGTCAGCAATACCACGCACCCAAACATCGTCAGACTTAAAACCACAAGGCTTAAGATCAATGGTCAGCCCCATCTCGTGCTCAGGGTACTTACGCCCAGGCTTAGCCATCAACGCATCGACGATAGGCTTCATGAACTCGTACTCAGGGGGTAGAGGGGTGCCGTCTTTGACGTACGCTTCAGCGGCGGCGTGAACGTCTTTACCGTACCGCGTGTGCTCAGTCTCTTGGAAAGGGTAGTTGTTCAATACCTTTACCTCGTGGTACCGCCTCGCACAGCCCTCGTAATCTTTGAGGCTACTGTGTGACCATTTGATCTTATGCTCTGTCATCAGAACTCCGCTTTGGTTATCACTTTGGTTAGGCGGTTGGCGAACGCTGTAACAAACTTCTCGTCAGCTTCAAGCTTGTGGTTCATGTCTTGGAGTATGGCGTGAGTCACCTCATGCCAAAACGTGTCAGCCACTTCTTCAGTTTTGAATCGCCTGTTACTGTACCAACTGCGTGTGCCAATGTGGATTAGTTTGCTGTCGTATGACACGCCACCCATACAACCCTTATGCGGGCCGTAGTCAGCAACGACAACGTCATACTTCTTTTTACCAATTGTGATTCTCCTCGGTAGTTTCACTTTGCATCTCCATATCGTTTAGCGGAGTCGATCTCAGCCTCAAGTGGAATCTTCGGCATATACTTCGGCTCCATTACCATCTGCGCTAAAACCCAAGTTTTAGCGTCCTCTTGCTGTGCCTCAGGTACGAGGCACACTACTTCGTCATGAACAGTCAATACGCACGGATACCGTTCTTGTATCCGCAACATACCGTCAGTCATGACGCAACGAGCTACTGCCTGAACAATGTTTTCAGTCAGTTTCCCACCGTACAACTTCTTACCATCTGACCCGTAGGCCCACTGCAACCGACCCTTAGCGTCGGCATTTCCTTTTAACGAAGGATACCTCAAAGCCATCTGGTTTGGCAATATGATTTTTTCTTTTTCAAATTGCAGGCACTTGTGGTGATACGAGCGCCCTTCTGCCAGCGCTTTCTGTATAAGCTCTTGGCACAGATGCCAGAACTGGGTGACCGGCTCAGCGGCGGCTCGGTACTTGTCAATAATCTTTTTGGCAGATACAGCGTGTATCAGTAACTCATTCTCAGTACAGGTGTGGGGTATCTCATTAAGACGTTTGACATTATCTTCCCACTCCAAGAACGTGCCGATGTAGTCTGAGGTTATGCCAAGCTGTTTGGCAAACGCTTTGTCGTAGCGTGTAGGCGGCGCACCCAGAAAGCCAGTCAGTAACTGTGCGGCGAACGAGGCCCACCCCATGCCGTAGCCTGCGCCCAGCAGAGCAGACTTGGCAGACTGTCTGAGGTCTGGGTGTGACTCTTTGCTTAGATCTGGTATGCCGAACATCTGCGCACCAAACTGAGCGTAGGGATCCTGCCCTGAACTGAAGATATTTAGCAGAGCATCGTAGTCAGCCAGCCACGCCAACACACGAGGCTCAATCTGCGACAAGTCACAGACGATTAGTGTGTAGCCATCAGGCGCTTGAATTGACTTGCGTAAGAACGACCCACGCTTTAAGTTCTGTAGGTTAAGACCAGAACCCTTACTTGCTGACCATCGACCGGTGTGTGCGCCATAATAGTTAAGTGGAACTGGGAGGTTTCCTCGACCAGCGATGTCAAGGAATCTCTGCGCCCGTGTACGCTCCAGCGTTGACTTAACGGCGAGTCTCGCTTCGCATAAGAGCTCCACATCTTCATTGCCGCTGTTGAGTAGTGCTTGGAAAAGAGCGTCATTCTTTGCGAGAGCAAGCGTTTCGCGGCCTGTTGTTTTGCTGATCTTGGTTGGCGGCTTGACACCCATTGACTGTAAGACATCAGCAAACTGCTGGTTACTTGCAAGGGCTGTCTCCTCGATACCAAGTTTGCTAAGTAGCGCATGGCGCTTTGTTCTTTCCTCTTCGATTGCCTCACTTAGTATCTCCTTGTCAAGCACCAGCACAGGGTTAATAAACATCTTCAGCGTCATGTCGATGAGCCGTAGCTCTTTGGCAGGGTAACCATTTATCAGCCGCTTAAAGACTTCCTCGCACAGGAACGTATCGTGCTTACAGTAGTCAGCTAATTCTTTCTCTACCTCTGGCGGTAACTCGATCAGACCGTCTGTGCTGTGAACTGCGTTACCTTTGGGCGGTAGCCCAAACTCATTAGCCAGTTGTGCTAAGCCGTTGCCCGCATCTACACCACGCAGGGCACGAGCCATGGACAGCGAGTCAAACACGAAGCACGGCTTGACACCGTACACCCATGACAGTATCGCCACATCGAACTGGGCATTGTGCGCAAGCACCGCAGTCTCTGACCAGTCAATACTATCGACGTACGCCTGTAACCTATCGTGCGTTACCCACTCGGTGTTATCAACGCCGTAGTCTTTGAAGCACGCACCGAACGCTTTGAACTCGTTGTTGCGAATGTACTGCTCAGTTGTCAGCTTCGATAGTGTGTACCCCTTGCGATCCCACCTAGTCTCAAAGTCGACGACCAGTATGCGCTTGTATGGCGGCTTTGACATATTCAAGATTCTCCTCGTTAACAATTATTGCTACCCCGCCAGCTTTGCGAATCTTTTCAAGCTCACGATCTTGTAGGGCTGTTGTCTTATTGCTACCTGCTTTACATTCAATCGCAAAGAAACAGCCGTTGTAACACCCAATGATGTCAGGCACACCAGCACGACCAAAGCCCCCCATCAGGGGGAAGAAGTGATAGGCGCCTAACTCATCGAGTATGCCTTTAACTTTCTTTTTTACTTTTGCTTCAGGCGTCACAGTAATGCCTCACCTAGACCAGACAAAGTTTTCAGCCTGTTTGGTTTCCTCTTCGTTTTCTGGTTGAAGTCCGAGTGCGCATGTAGCCCGAATAGTTTCGAGGCTTGTTTCCAAATGTGCGATTCGTCTTTTGTGTTTGGCAATTTCTTGCCTGAGATTTTTAATTTGTTCACGCGCTTCTCCTAGTTGTAAGTCAAGTTCTTGTTCGTCAACGAGTGCCATCAACAACTCCTTCCGCCCACACAAGTATGGCGCTTGATGCTCTTACTGTTAGCTTGCTCAGTTCAGTTACTTCGTAGAGTTCACTTTGACTTACTCTTGCGTTTGCGCATATCTCTTGTAGCCTTGCGCTTGCTCTTTTTAGATCGACTACTGCTTGGCCCGGATCCTTCAGTTGCGATTCTTTCATTTAACACCTCCAATAGTTTTTCAAGATAGTGTTTACCCTTACCAATTTCTTGGGGGGCTTCGTCTTTCGTACCCATACGCATGATGTACTTTAACCCACCGGCTCGATACGCACCGATGCGCTGTTGCTTAGGCCACGTATCAATAACGTCCCACGGCTCAATACCCATGCGTTTGTAGTGCTTACCACCGACTTGCTTATCACGTGCGCTCATTTCGCCTCCGCAGGTTGCTTGTTAGCCCAAACTTCTAAGCACGTTTGCTCCAACTGGAACGATACAGGGTTAGTTTTTAGTGCGTCTTTGACCCCACGTTTGTAGATGCTTATGAGTTCATCAGCACGTGTCGCTTCGCTGTCATAGATGACCAAAGGTTCACTCATTAGCTTCTCGTAAGATAGCACCGTCAACATGCCCATCGTAAAGCCTAGTAGCCAATTAACAATTTGTTTTTCGTTCATACGTTCTCCTTTTACCTATATTGTTTTGTTAAACGCCAAACAGGTTGAGAACGGGCATGACTCCTACTATCTTTACTTGGAAGAAAATCGCCGGTTCTAATAATCATTTTTTTCTTGCTCATGTCAAGAGCGACCGCGCCCCAAGCGTTTGGAGATGGCGGCGCACGTAACCCGCAAGTAACCGCATATTTTCTTACATCTTCAAACAAAGCACCGTTTACTCCTACGGTCTTAAAGTATTTAACAGCCAAGGTAATTGCTACCTCATGCCAATTTGCACCAGCATTTTCAAGAGCCTTTTTGGTGCCTTCATCTCGCAAAGTAATTCCAAGTTCAAGTTCTTTATGCTTCATTTCGCACCTCCTAAATTAAATGGGTTGCTACAAAACTTACCCCAATCAACGTGTGGGTTCATCTTCGGCTTCGCATACTTCTGCGTCTTGAGTAGTTCTTCCAACGGCATGTTAATTAAAAACTTCGACGGCATCCCAGGCTTGGGGTAGTTCAGCTTAGCCGCTCGGTTTTTCTTAACAAGTCGAGACATACGTTGAATGGCACTCTTACGATTGACCTGTAGGAAAGCCGCAACTTGGTCGATAGTCACTTCCTCTTTCATGTGATCTGCACTCCTTCCTCTGGAATGACAACATCTTCGGCAGGCATCTCGACAGTCCATATCAAATAGGCGCATGACCTGCATTGTCTGCGCCGCTTGATCCATCGAGGTTGCTCGTCAATGACTCTCGTTTCAAGAACTTCAGTCTTGTGATTGCATCTTAGGCATTTCATAAGTGTCTCCTTCCCAAGCGGTTAAGTACTCAAGACCCTTGTCGGTAATTTCAATCCAAGTCTTGCGTTGGTCACGATCTTCAGGGTGCTTGTGCTCACGCACAAACCCTTTGGCTTTTAGTACAGATAACTTCTTGTACGTAGTAGCTGGTGCAGAAATCTTATCTTTGTGGCACTCACGAACAAGAGACTCCGTGGGCGTAGGCCCACGGAAATCGCTCAGAACATCGAGCACACAATCAGCACCCATCTCCATGCCAAAGTCTTGGTGAAGCTGGTGTACGTAGATTGGCCTCATAAACACTCCTTAGAAATTAAACTTGTCAGCGATCTCAGCAACCTGAGTACGAATCTCGACACGAGCGCTGGGGTGCTTGCGAAGATCAACAATGTCCACGGTACTGAGAACCGAACGCAGTTGCCTACGTGCTTCTTCAATGTCTGGGTCGTTGGTGATATTCAAGCTCTCAAGCAAGTCGCACAACTCCATGCCACCGTCGATGAGCGAGTCGTACAGTTTACCTTTCTTCGCTTTGCCATCAGCGTCAACCTCAACGTGAAGCTGTTTCATCATGCGGTCAAGGTGCGCCTTGAGTCGATCACGTGCGTCTTGCATTGCCGCCTCGACACGAGCGTCAGCCATCTTAGCTAGCTTCTCCTGAAGCTCAGCTTGCGCTTCGTTACCCACATCAATCCTGAAGTCACCAGCCTTAGGCACAGGCATATAGTTAAGGTGAAAGGCAAACTTACGAGCGATGGTGTGTGGCTCGGGGTACTCGCTACGGTTGAACATATCACCCAAGGCCATAGCTTGCGCTGTAATCAGCGATGGGTAAACCGCAACGAACTCATTGACGAGTTCAACAAACTCCTGCTCAAACGCCATCATGCGCTCGTTAAACTCGGTGAAGCGCTTAGTTGGTAGCAAGCGAACGCCAGAGTCAGACCAAGGCAACGTGTTCTCGTACACATAGGTACGTGCGGCGTTAACCTTCTTGTTGATAACCTCTAACTCGTTACGCCCTGCAAGCAGGTGCTTGTTAACACGAGCCGCATCTTTAGCCGCCGCACCCTTACGCATAACAACTTCGTCAGATGTGTTGCGGTCAAGACGGCGAGCCGTCCACTGTGGTGCGCTGAACTCAACGAGCATAGCGCACGTGTCGATATTAAATCGTGCCATGATGATTCTCCTTTCTTATTATTAATACAAACGCAAAACTTCTACGTTTTTAGTCTTGGGGTTCATAGAGGTAGTGACAGAACCAGCGCCCCAAAGTGCGTAACCGGCGTTACACACCGCCGACTGCAACGAATACAGATTGATCTTAGTGCCGTCAGGGTGAGCGCTTGATATTTCAAGTAGCTCATTGACCTTCAGGTCTTTCATTTGAGGTCTAACGTACTCACGCAAGTACCCACGAGGCTTGTCTGCATAGGTAGCCTTTTTCTTTTTAGCAGGCTCCACAGCTTTGATTGAAGTCACCAAGCCATGCTTATAGCTCGTGGTACCGTCTTGACTTTCTACGATGTAGCTGAAACCAAGGTTGCGAAGAATAAGCAACGAGCCTTCTACTGTGCGCAGGTTGAGCGGCACACGAGCACGTGACCTCTTGCTTGGTAACTTACCCCTGTTCAATTTCTTTGGCTCGGCCTTTGGCGTTACCTCTGCCTCGGTGTGATCGGGGAATAAGGGAAGCTGATGGTCGTCTGCATTGGTTGCTTTCAAGTCAGCAAGAACGGCGGCGAGTCGGTCTGTGTATGCTTTCATGGTGAATCTCCTTTTTGATTAAGAATAAATACGCAAGGTTTTGCCATGCGCAGGTTTGAAGTGGTCGTTGTTAACAACGCCCCACAGTTCGTTGCCACACGCAGGTGTGGGGCAAGCGTCGAGATAACCGTCAGTCAACCAGATAGCACCTGCCGGTTTGTATTGTTTAGATTGAACGTAGTCGATGACACATTGAGGCGAAGTGCCACCACCACCCTGAGGTGCGAGTTGCGTAGCGATCTGAGCGTACTCACCTTCTTTGAACGTCTGCTCACCGCACACCTCTGAGTCCCACCAAACGATGCGAACAAGTTTGGGGTTGGCTTGCTGACAGATGTTGGCGATCTCACCGAACACTACTGGATAGTCACCATGCATGGAGCCAGAGGTGTCGCAGTAAATATGCAACTCGTCAACAGCAACGTCGAAGTGTGACGGCATGAGTATGCCAAGTGGTAACAACCTACGGTTGGGCGGGTTGAAGCGAGAGTGCTCATCGCCAGCGCAGATTTCCTGAACCCAGCTACGCAACGCCTCACGCCAGTTTGTGTTGCGCTTGTGCGCAAGACCAGACAGCGGATTGTTGGCAGACGTTCTACCAGCGTTACGAGCGATACGCTTCTGCACCATCTCGCCGTGGATCAACGCTTCACGCACTTGCTTAGACACCGCCTCTTTGTCGGTGCCTTCTGAGGCTTGCATGTGTTTGTCAAGCGTCTTGGGTAGTCCGTTGCCAGACGCCTCGTCATCACCACCACCGCTACCTTCTTTCTTGCCATTACCACCAGGGGGAGGCGGCGGCATAGTGCGGAGTAAGTCTTGCAGTACGTCAACGAACGAGCGGTTGTAATACTTGGGGTCGAGCAATGGCTCGGGGTCATCGGGGTACTCAATGAACTTGTGCTCGGGGTCAGTCTGTTCAATGAACGCATTGACAACATAGTCCATCGCCACGTTGGAAAGGTCAGGGTACTTCTTGCAAATGTCCATGTAGTCGGTGCAATGACCCAAGGCTTTGTGACCGCCCTCGTGTAGCTTGACGAAGCGTAACTGCTTACGAGTGAGTGACATTACAAAGTCAGCACCGTAGTACTCGTCAAGGCCATTGGTACCTGCTGTTGGTAGATCAGTCACAACGTGAGTCTGACCCATTGTGACGATGCCGCACATGACGCTGAAGTCGATGTGATCCATTATGTCGATGGTGACAGCGGCGATGCGCTGGCGTGGGGTCATCAAGTCCCACGTTGATTGAGCTTGTGTTTTAGCCATGATTGACTCTCCTTTGTTTTGTTAATCAAACTTTGAAATAGATGCGATTGTCGGCAAGCATCTTTGCGTACTCGGCGATGGTAAGAAAGTACTGAGCAGTAGAAGTCTCTGACACCCGTCGAACAAAGAGACTCTGAAGCTCAGGCTCCAAGCGGTTGACGTAAGTGACGTAGGCTTGCGCCTCATCACGGTCACGTGTCTGCCCAATCATCTTGAGTACGAGAACCTGCTGAGCAATCTTGTTGCGTGGTAAGTCAGCGGTGTTGGGGTTGGCCTTGATGGAACTAAGGCTTGGCAACTGCTGACCGAACTTGATGTAAGACAGAATCTTGGCGGCGTAAACTTCACCCACCGTGCCAGCCAGTGCTGACTCAAGCGTCTTGTCATCGAACGCACCAAGCTCGTACGCATCGAGAATGTCAGACGCCGCATGCAACGAACGAAGCGAAGCGTAAGCAGTCTGAGGTGTCAGCGCATGAGGGTTGAAGATCGACGGGTTGTCTTTCTCCAAGTTGACGCCGTGAAACTTGCCGCCTTCCTCGTAGTCCAAGAACGAGTCGAACACCTCGGGGTGCTCATCGAGACACGCCATCAGCATAGCGTTCATGCCGTTGGGTATGGCGAAGTCGTTGAAGTACTCCTCTTTGGTAGCCTTGCGCATCTTGACTTTGATAAGTCGGTTGCCAAGGTGAGCTTGCAACATATCGCCCAGACCCTCGTTCGCTAGGTTGGTCGCCATGATGACGATTGAACCATCGGGCGCATAGAACACACCGGCCCTGCGCTCGTAGCCGATAGGTGCGATCATGTTCTTAACGTACTGAGGAATCTTGGCGATCTCGTCGAACATAATCAGCGTAGGCTTGGCGCCGTTGACGCCACGCTGGTTGGTACGACTGATGCCAAGGCGCTCGTTGGGTAGCTCGGTAGACACGCCACGCTCACGGTCAATGTCAGGCATGAACAGCGAACCGTCAGACAACTGAGTGCAGTCGATAGGTGCTGGCTTGATGAAGTCAGCAAAGTCGGGGTCAGCACACAGCGCCTTGTGAATCGAGGTCTTGCCGATACCGTTCTCGCCCATCACAAGTACCGTGCGCTTGTGGCCCACGCCTTTGATGAGGCTGACGATTTGCTTGAACGAAAGAAAGTCGGATTGATTGGTTGATTGATTAGCCATGATGATTCTCCTTTTGGGTATGTTGTAAAAAGATATTACTACGGTGAAACACAGCCGTCAAACCTTTGACAGCCGCTTCTTGATGTCCTCAAACCTTGTGAGCAACGTCTTATAGACATCAAAAAACTCGGTGAAATCAGATACTTGCGTGAACTTGTAGTTGCGAGGCATCTCAGATGCCAGCGGAAACACCCCCATGTCGCCGATGAGCTTAACCGCAGAGGTGCGGTCACCGCCCACAGCCTTGATGACCGTACGCTCAAACGCCGCAACAAACGCATCGAACTCAGGCGGCTCGTAGTCTGGGGCAATCGTGCTTAGTCTTGAGCGCCAGTCGTACTTGAGAGCGCCAGCAGACCACGCAGACTTTGATGCCAACGAGTTGTACACATACTGACCCACATCAATGAGCGCTTGCATAAGTCTGGCGTTCTCCGCATCGTCAAGGTCAACCCCAACGAGTTTCTTAGTTAGCAACGAGCGAATGGTGTGGTACTCGTCACTCCTCGTGGTTTTGGTTTCTTGGAACGGCACGCCGTCACGATGGCTGTATTCCACGCTGTCACGTATGCGTTGGAACTGAATGAGCATGATGTCTTTGAACACTCGTATCTCGTTTCGTATGCTTGCTCGATACGTCTTGTCATGGTCTGACGATACCGGCTTACACACAGGCACCATGACGCTGTCGTCTACCCTGAGCTTGCGTGACTCGTCGAACACGAGGTGCGCTGTGAAGTTGGTACCGTCAAAGGGACTCTCGAAAGAACCTTGAAACCACCTAGCTGAATTTGGCACCGATGACAAAGGCATACAGACTTCGGTGCCTGTCGTTGTGGTCAGCCGATTCCAACCACCCCAGCGGTGAGCAGACATAAAGTCTCGTGAACTCATGCTGTTCCAGTAGAACAAAGACACAACGTGGTCGCCATTGTCGAACGGTTCCCAGTAGCGAATCAACGGCGTGCGATGGTGAATGACATCGTAGAAGCTACGCCCCTGCCACGTGCCATGTTGCAGACGATAGTGGTACTGCGAACGCTTGCGTAGGGGTCGCTCGTCTGAGCGCCACTTCTCTGAGCGCACAGGTTTGGTTTCTTTCATGTGCCGCTCGGCGGCGTTGTAGTTGCAAATAGGTTTGCACTCGTATGCTCTGCTTGCGTATGCCATGATGATTCTCCTTGTGGTTAGTTAACGACTCGAAAAACTTCAATTTTCGTTGAGGTTGATAAGATGGTGCCGCCGTAGTCGTCAATGTTGTCGGAGTATTCATGCTCAACGTCACCTGACTCCTCCCCCGCACGTATAAACTCAACAGCCACACCAACAGACTCAGCCAACTCTTTGAGCGTGGCGTACCAGTTCTGGCACTCGGTGTACCACTTGGTGTCGTTAAACTCAGAAAGGTACTCCTCGGTGCCGTCCATATTCACCCTGTGTTCTGCGCAAGGGTTGTCACCACCTTCATTAAACAAATCCTGCGTTAGCCACAAGTATCCCTCTGAGTCTCGGTACTTGAGCAACATCGTGTCTCGCAACGCCGCCACTTTCTTAGCGTCACCAACGACTCGTACTGCTACTTCGCTTCTGTATCCCATGATGATTCTCCTTATCGAGTTATCTGTACTTCAAGCCCGTCAATAGATTCATTAATCATCACCTGAATCTTATCTTCGAGGTTGCTGTCACTCAGCACATCACGAGCAATCGCATCGGTGTCAACGTACTCAGCAACGTCATGCTCGCTGAGGTCAACCCTTGAGTTGATGTAGTCATCGTCAACGAGGTACTCAACCTTGTCACTGACCATTGTTTCCACCATCTCATCGAGGCGCCCGACAAAGTTAGCTTCAAACCATTCGCCATACCTCTGCTCATTGAAAGCAATACCCGCCAACTCAACGGCGTTCTCACGCAAGCCCAGCACCTCTGCACGCAGTTGGTTTATCTCTGAGCGCAATGCGGCAAGCGTGTCATTGGTGAGGTCGATACTGCTGGTTGATACACCAAGTGCTTCGGCATAAGCTTCAGCGTACTCATTATTTTCGTTAGTCATTTGACTCTCCTTATTAAAATGTTTGCGACACCATGTCGCAAACTATCCAAACAGCGCAAACACCAGCGCCAACGTAAACCAGAAGATGAGCATTGCTACTGATGCAAGCACCATGACCACAGCAAACTCTTTCCAGTTTTCACAACAGAAAAACTCAAGCAACCATTTCATTTTGTTTCTCCTTCTCGTTGATAAGATGCTTTATCGCCGCAACTAAGTCGTTGCGCCTCTTGCGTAACTCCAACACCTGCCAAGGTTGCACTTGCTCAGGCTCGATATGCCTGAGGCACATCTTGAGTAGCTTCAAGTAATTCTCTTCCTTTCGCTCATGCGCTTCATGTATTTGCTTGAGCGTTTCTGACAACTGTTGTGGTTTCATCACTCGACTCCTTTCATTGTGTACTCGTAGGCGTAGTAGTTGCTGTCACCTTTGCCTTGGTTAAACTCGGGGTTGTTCATGATTGACGCCCCGATGTTCTGCATCGCATCGAACAACTGATACTGCCAAATGCTCGATGACTCCACAGTTATGGTCACGTTCACTTCAATCTTCATCTTCGTCCTCCTCTTCAACTTCAAAGCGTATGTACTGCACCCCTTCAAAAGATTCGCCGTAGTCAAAGCGCAAACCTGTATCAAGCTCTAGCTTGTCCAACAACTCACCAAGTTCTGTTCTAGTCATTTCACACCCCCTTTCAAGTAATCAGCGATTGTCCACACGGGTTGGTGTTCACCATCGAACCCAAACGCTTTCCATTTGTACAAAGCAAACGGCACGCACTGCGACAACTGAGCATTTCTGTTCTCCCACATGGCATCAAGCAAACGCCAACGCCAGTTCTTGCGAACACGCTCCTCGTGTTCTTGCGCACATGTCCAAGGTTGTGGGCGCTTTATATGCCAGCGGCATACCATTCGAGTTAGGGGCCAAGCACCTTTAGGCTTGGTACGATTGTTTTGTAGCGGCAATACTTTCTGTAGTTTCATTGCAGTTCTCCTTCTTCCAAATACAACGCTGAGTTCAGATACTCTTTTGTATCTTCAGGCTCTCCATTCCTATCCCTGAGATAGGCTTCGGCTTTCTCTTTGTCAGTAAACACTAGCCCTGTCGGATGCCCTTCGTAATACGGGTCATCGCATGGTCTACACACAATCCACACTTTCATTTCACACCTCCTTTGGCTGGCGTTACCTCGCCTTCTAAATAAATATCTGTGTCGTTGTCTGTGGCTTCATCTTCAAATAAGTCTCCAGCCGCTACCTTGTCCCAACCCATGTCGATAGCGTCTTGCTCACTCGCCGCTTCGACTGTTATGTAGCGGTACTCTTTAGTCACCACGCACAACTCGTAAGTCTTCATGCCATCACTCTCCTTTCTTAACGGCTCGCTTTCTTGTTTAACCCACTTCAAACCAAACACGCTTGGAAAGAACTCACTAATACTTGGGAACGAGTCAGCGTCTTTCACCCACACACGCCCAGTACTTGATGGCTTGTGTGGGGGCATACCCCCCATGAGTTTGGTTGGCTCGCCACGAAAGCTCGTAATGCTTGCGCCCACAGGCACCGGCTCGTTTGTTTCTTCATTCACTAACACCCAGTCTCGTATCTTCATCACATCACCTCGCTTTCTTCAAAAGAACACACTCGGACTTCAGGCGTGACCAAGCCACACTCGCCTCGGCATCGGTCTTGTACCTGTTTGCGACAGTCTGTCGCAAAGGTTTACCTTCAAATGGTTTAGCCTCTACTGTCTTTAAAAGAGCGCATTGCTCTTGCGTTAGGGCTTTGTACTTGTTAGTCATGGTTGATTCTCCTTAAAAAAGTACTGCGTTAAACAACTGACTCCCTCTGTACGGGTGTCAATCGTGTTTGCTACACCTTGTAGCAAACTTCTTTGAGAGAAGATCTTCCCAGCGCATGGGTACTTTCTTCCCTTCATTCTTTAGGCGCTTGAATATTTCATTCGCACGCTTTAATTCGTCTAGCCGCACAAGGTCAGGCGCACGCATGGCACGCTTTTTCTCCCTGTCCAGTTGTTTAGCCATGTTGGTGTAAGTCTCGGCGAACATGGCTTGCCTGTTCTTTAATATGGTCATGCGCTTACTGTCGAGCGCAGACTTACGCATACGCTTCAGAGTCTCGCTGATTTCCAACTCGGTCTTGCCCTCGTTGTGCATACGCTTGCGTGCCTCGGCAGGCGAGAGTGACATCGTGGGTCTGGTGTGGGTTCTTGCACACTCGTTGCACACAGCGCTCTCGTACTCAAGGCGTATTCGCATGGCTGGGTTCTTAGTCCACGCACGAGATTGTGCGAGTGATGCCCTGCGTTTGAACGCATCGGGCGGTTTTTGCTGGTTGCATTGGTCACACAGTTTCATAAGATACCTCTCGATGTGATTGTAAAAAGTGTCCACTTTTTCCCTGCGATGTCCACTTTTATCTCAACTGGACACTAAAGTGGGTCAGCAGAGAACGAGTAAACATGCGGGGTTTGGGTAGTAGTGTCCCAACTATAATAGCTTTTTTGGAAACAAGCACGCCGGACAAACACAAAGTAAAAAGTGTCCAGAAGTCTAGAAGCCCTATAATAATAATAATAAATAATAAATAATATATTATAGTTAGGACGCTAAAGTGGACAGCGCCAATACTGGCGCGGAGTTTGAGTGACCCACTTGTGTGTCCAGCCCAGACAAAAGTGGACTATTGTCCAGATTTGACACAAAAGTGGGTATATCACCAACACGTTGTACACAAGCGTTTGCGACAGGTTGTCGCAAAGCTCAGTCGTCTTTCCCAAGGCGATACTCAAGGGCAGACTTCCACTCACGCTTTTGTACCTGCTCACGCTTGTATCGGGCGCCATGCTTGCGTGGCTTGGCGGTCTTGGCGTCTTGCTTGGCTTTGAACTGCACGAGGTCTTTGTAGGTTTTAGACATGGTTGAATCTCCTAAGTAGGTTGATTAGATGTACTGCTGGTCTTGCCGCTTGAGCAGACGCCAAGCAACGAAGATTGACCACAGGCTATAACGCCGGTACAGACAATACGCTAGGCCATGGGCGCGAAGTGAGTCACGAACGTAGAACACGTTGGTACGCATGAAAGTCTCCTTAGGCTTTGTAGGATTGAAGAAGCTCGATACCACTCCACAGTTGAATGAAGTGGAATTTGCTGGTGAGCGCATGGAACAGCGTGATGGCGTCATAGTAGGTGTTGGCTTTGTACTCACGAATAACGCCGGCATCTTCGATACGGATTAAGAACATGATGATTCTCCAAAAGAAAAGGGGCGCCGAAGCGCCCCAAGGTTGTTTGCGACAGGTTGTCGCAAAGGTTTAGGCCCGACCAATGTATTTCATGAGCCGGTCAATCTCGGCTTTCTTGAGTTTGAGAACCGCATCGCCCAGCTTCTGCCACTCGGGTTTGGCCTCGGTCTTGCGTGCGCCGCCTCGGTTGCTTTTCTTGATGTTGTGAAACTTGGCAATACAGCGTTGCCATTTGCGCTCGGCGGCGTCGTGACGATTGGCTGATGTTGATTCCTCGCTGGTGTAGAAGTGGTAAGCACCATTCTCGCCTGTGGCAAAGAAGCAATCGTATTGCCTCGCGTGTTCTTCTGCGAGTTGTGCAATGAGCGAATCAGGCAAGAAGCTTCCCCCTCTGAGTTCTTTCTCCAGCAAACTGTCTAGTTTCAAACTTGTTGCAAGTAACTCGCCGTAAAGCGCAACGATTTGTGATTTGTTAGTCATGATTGACTCTCCTTCAGGTTGTGGTTGAAGCGTTTGCGACACCATGTCGCAAACACGTTGTTGGCTAGGCGTTCTCCCAACCAACACTTACATTATAACATAATAGGTATTTAGCCTCTGAGCCTGCCGATTGGTTTGGCGGTTTTGCAGACCCCACCACCCCCCACCCCCCAAGAATATTGCGGCGATGCAGGCGGAGGCAATAACAGTGTTTCGCAGTTACAAACCACAGTTGTCAAATTTCTAGTAAAAAATTCAAATCACCTTTGTCAAATTTGATAACATAACTGCGGGGGCCGGGTCGGCGCGGCGACCTTAAACAGCCCGTACCTGAAGAGCATGGCTGACAGTGACAAGCTCAAAGGAAACGCCAGAACTTCTCCCTTTCTGGTATCGGCCCCCACCCTTCTCGCACGCATAAATAAACAAGAGGAGGGAACGCTATGCTAAAAATATTTGTAAAAATCAAAATAGTTATTGTCAAATCTTAGACACAGTTAGATAAAAAGAACCCCCGCAGTTGGCGGGGGCGGGGAAAGGGCCTGTGGCCCTACGAGGAGAATCAAACATCACTGCTCTTGCGAGCAGGCAGAAGCAAGTATACACTCGTGCCTACAGAGCACAAGCTTTGCTTACGGGAGGAATGACCCGCGTGTTAGAACATTTGGTACAAGGTAACTATGATCCGGCGATATACAACTCGCCGATGGACGGCTTTTTGCCTTTGGAAAAGGCAGATGCTAATGAGCTACTTGAAGCGCAGATCAATACAACCGACTGGTTGACTGAACTTGGCGCCAAACCAGATGACGATGTTGTGGCTGATGCACAAGACACACAAGCACGAAATGCTTTCCATGCGTTGACCGCAGACCCCGAAACGGCAAAGCAGGCACTGACGCAAATTACCCTACCCCCCGCCATTCAAAGATTAGTCAGCATGCTGACTGTTTACGACTGGTCGTTTGTTGAGCACGCCAAGCAGTTGCGGGGTATGGCGGTGGCTAAGATTCTTGAAGAGACAGACCACCCTGACGCACGGATACGCCTAAAAGCTCTTGAGATGCTAGGTAAAGTCACAGAGGTGGGGCTGTTCACAGACCGTATCGAGATCAAAAAGACTGAGCTAAGTGACCACGAGCTTGACGAGAAGATTAAGCAAAAGCTAGCGGCTATACAAAACACGGTTGAGGTTGACGCAACTGAGGTCGAAACAATCGACGATGAACAGGATTAGTGACGCTGAACTCCAGGCGCTGCTCAAAAGCATGACGCCGCAGCAAAAAGCTGAGTTTTTGGAAGAGCTTGAAGAACAAGAACGTCGCCTGCGGCTGCGTAACGCCAGGGGCGACATGATTTCCTTTGCAAAAGAGGTTTACCCAGGGTTCAAAGAAGGCGCACACCACAGGAAACTGTCAAAAATATTTGCCGACGTAGCCTCTGGCAAGCGAAAAAGGGTGATTATCAACATCGCCCCACGTATGGGTAAGTCGGAGTTCTCCTCTTACCTGTTTCCAGCCTGGTTTTTAGGGCAGTACCCCGAGCAGAAGATCATTATGGCGACCCACACGGCTGGATTGTCTGAGGATTTTGGACGCCGAGTACGTAATTTGATCGAAGGAGAGGATTATGCGCAGGTATTCCCCGGCACAAAGGTGGCTGATGACCAGAAAGCAGCAGGTAAGTGGTCAACCAACGAAGGGGGCCAGTACTATGCCGTGGGTGTGGGTGGTGCACTTGCAGGACGGGGTGCTGATTTGTTTGTTATTGACGACCCACATTCTGAACAAGACATAAAAGCCAACTCCAGGGCCACATTTGACAACGCCTGGTCGTGGTTCCAGACCGGTCCGTTGCAGCGGTTGATGCCAGGGGGCCGAATTATCGTAGTAATGACACGATGGAGCCTGGTGGACTTGACTGGGCGGCTTCTTAGCTTTCAAGCACGCAACCCTGACGCAGAACCTTGGGAGATTGTCGAGCTGCCTGCCATTCTTTTTGAAGATACGGAAAGAGAAAAGAGCCTGTGGCCTGAGCAATGGCCCCTTGAGCAGTTAAAGCAGAAGAAGATGGCGATGGACCCCAGGTACTGGAACGCCCAGTACATGCAGCAGCCCACGCTTGACTCGGCAGCATTTATTAAGCGTAGTCATTGGAAGATTTGGGAGCCAGAAGACCCACCCAACTGCGATTTTATTATCCAGTCCTGGGATACGGCGCATGAAGCCAAGACCACAGCCGACTACACAGCATGTACAACTTGGGGAATCTGGTATAACGAAGAAGAAAACAACCGACCCAGTATTATTTTGCTGGATGCCTTCAAAGACCGGATGGAGTTTCCAGAGCTAAAAGAGGTTGCGTTCAAGCAGTGGAAAGAATGGAACCCAGATGCGTTCTTAGTGGAGAAAAAGGCGGCAGGTGCTCCCTTGATTCAAGAGCTTCGACGCATGGGCATACCGGTTGATGAGTTTACCCCCAGCCGTGGAAACGATAAGATTGCGCGAGTCAACGCAGTATCTGATTTATTTGCCAGTGGGTGCGTTTGGGCGCCTGACACACGGTGGGCCAGAGATGTGATTGAAGAGATTGTGGCGTTTCCGGTGGGTGAGCACGACGACTACGTGGACACTATGACCCAGGCGCTGTTACGCTTTAGAAACGGGGGGTTCATTACGCTGCCAAGCGACGAACCGGACGAACCACTGTATTTTAGAAGCCGCAAGGCGGCGTACTACTAGGAGCCGAAATGGCTATTGATAAAGCACTATACCAAGCCCCCATGGGAATCGAAGAAGAAGCACAAGATTTAATGGGCGAACCTGACATTGAGATTGAAATTGAAGACCCTGAGTCAGTAAAGATTGAAGCGGGTGGGCTTGAGATTTTGATTGACCCCGACGCTGAAGGCCCGGACTTTTACACAAACTTAGCTGAGGAAATTGAAGATCCTGCTTTGCAGAGCCTTGGTGACGAGCTGCTTCAGAACATCAAAGACGACCTGGACTCCCGAAAAGACTGGGAAAAGACCTACAAAGAAGGGCTTGTGCTGCTCGGCCTGAAGTACGAAGAGCGCACAGAACCTTGGGATGGCGCCTGTGGTGTGTTCCACCCCATGATTACAGAGGCCGTGGTGCGGTTCCAGAGTGAAACCATCATGGAGACATTCCCTGCCCAGGGGCCGGTGAAGACCAAAATCATTGGTAAAGACACGCGGGAGAAAGAAGAAGCTGCCCAGCGTGTTAAAGATGACATGAACTACGAGCTTACTGAGCGTATGCCAGAGTTTCGTATGGAGCATGAGCGGATGTTGTGGAACCTGCCAGCTACTGGTTCTGCGTTCAAAAAGGTTTACTACGACCCCAGCCTCCAGCGCCAGACATCAGTGTTCGTTCCAGCAGAAGACATTATTGTGGCCTATGGCACGGTAGGAATGGAGAGTGCCGAGCGTGTAACACACCGGATGTACAAAACTAGCAACGAGATTCGCAAGTTGCAGGTGGCAGGCTTCTACCGCGACATTGAGCTTGGCGATCCGCCCAAGCTTAAGAATGAGCTACAGGAGAAAAAAGACAAAGAAAGCGGTATGTCGCCCATTAACGACGACCGTTACATCCTGTACGAAGTGCATGTCAACCTGGACCTGCCAGGTTACGAAGACATGGAAGACGATGAGCCTACAGGCATAGCCATACCTTACGTGGTAACGGTGGTTGAAGGCACTGGCGACATTCTGGCGATTCGCCGTAACTACTACGAAAACGATGACACCAAGAAGCGCCGCGACCACTTCGTGCATTACACGTACATCCCAGGCTTTGGCTTCTATGGGTTCGGGCTGTTCCACCTGATCGGTGGGTTTGCGAAGTCGGCGACCTCGATCATGAGGCAGCTTGTGGATGCGGGTACGTTGTCAAACCTGCCAGGGGGCCTGAAGTCCAGAGGCTTGCGTATTAAAGGTGATGACACGCCGATTGCTCCAGGTGAGTTCCGAGATGTTGATATTGGTTCTGGTGCACTGCGGGATAACATTCTGCCGCTGCCATACAAAGAGCCAAGCGCAACGCTCTACCAGTTGATGAACACGATTGTCGAAG